AACGCTGAAGTAGTCCCCCCAGACGGATACCCAACACCAGAGCCCGAAGTATCCGGCGAAGGTGGCATTGTCGCTGAAGCTGAAAAAGAATTGGCTGTTGCAACAGAGGCTTTAGAAGAAAAGGCCGAAGGCGAATCCGAAGCACCAGCGATGGAATCCGAAGCACCCGCAATGGAAAGTGAACCCACTGCGGAAGCACCAGCAATGGAGTCCGAAGCGCCAGCGATGGAAAGTGAACCCACTGCAGAAGCACCAGCAATGGAATCCGAAGCGCCAGCAATGAAGTCCGAAGCACCCGCAATGGAATCAGAATCCGAAGCACCTGCAATGGAATCCGAAGCACCTGCAATGGAATCCGAAGCACCCGCAATGGAATCCGGCGAATATGAAGCGCCAGACGGCGAAGATCACGAAGCGCTGATTGACCAATATCACGAAGCTTTGATGTTCGGCGATCCGGCCGCAGCCAAAGAACTGTACCGTAAACTGCAAAACCATCGGTACGCTGAAAATATTCACCGTTCGAAAAGCGAAGCCCAAGCCGCAAAAGATGCCCAAGCGTATGTTGACGTTGCCCGTAAATTGGCAGCCGCACATCCTGAGTTGGCCGAAGACGGTTTGGAATCTGACAAGGTAATGGCTTTGGCCGACCTTTACAGATCGCATGGTGCGTCGGCAGCCGAAGCGCTGCAAAAAGCAGTTGCTGATTTGTACCCTGAAGCACCCGCGATGGTTACCGCGGATGTGGCACCAGCGATGGCTGCCGAACCTGAAGTCGCACCTGAAGTCGCACCTGAAGTCGCAACGAGCAATGAGCCCGAAGCAGTTGCAGATGAACCTGCGGCGGAAGAAGCTAAGCCAGTTGTACCGGATATGACGGAACGCAAGTTAGCAAAACGCAATATTCCGGCAGTACCCAGCGCCACAGTACGGAACGAACCGGCGCCGGAAAAAAAGGAACCGACGCGATCTGATGCGATTAATCAAATCAAGAAAGCGCGCGGGCAGTAGTAAGTAAGCTGTACCAAACCCTGGCGCAAGCCAGATAAACTAAACCGGGTACTGCCCGGACTTTTAAAATAGGTGAAACTATGAGTGGTCAAGTATGGTCCCTCGCCGATGAAGGCGGGTATATGTGGGCGCCGAACTTGTCGGAATTTTTGCGCTTGGAAAATATCCCGGTAGTAAAATTCAGACAGTTATGCGATGTTAAAGAACACGATGCCGACGGCAAACCTTTGTTGGGCAAAGGCCGTGGCGACAAGTGGTACTGGAACGTCTATTCTAAACTGGCTCAAAAAGGCCGGGCTTTGGATGAAACTGAAAGAATGCCTGAAAGCGGCTTCAAAATCACCCAAAACGCCGGTACCATTACCGAGTATGGTCAAGGCGTACCCTACACCGGTAAATTGGATGACCTGTCCGAGCAACCGATCAAAGACATGATTAGCAAAATCTTGAAAATAGACGTTGCTGAAACCTTTGACGTAGCAGCATGGAACCAATTCAACCAAACTCCTTTGGTTGTGTCTTCGGCTTCCAGCACAACCGCGGTTACTTTGACAACCAACGGCGTCCCTGCAGACACCAACAACGTTGCTTTTGGTAAAGGCCACGTCGAACCCATTTCCACCGCTATGAAAGAACGCGGCATCCCTGCGTACGAAAACGGCGATTACATGGCGATCGGTCGACCCGCTACCTTTATGCAGTTGAAATCAGATTTGGAAGGTATTCAAACCTACACCGAAACCGGTTTGGCGCAAATCAAAAACGGTGAGTTAGGCCGTTATCGTGGCGTTCGTTTCTTGGAACAAACCCACATTCCTGCCGGCGGTGCTGCGGACTCAACTACGTTCAATCCGCAAACCAACACTGCCGACGCTTGGAACAACGCTAAATCCGACTGGATTTTCTTTATGGGTGCCGACACCGTTGCCGAAGGCATCGCGGTCCCTGAAGAAATTCGCGGTAAAATCCCTGACGACTACGGCCGCGGCCGTGGTATTGCTTGGTACGCTTTGGAAGGTTTCGGTTTGAGCCATCCACAAGCCTCAAATGCCAGGATCGTCAAATGGAGTTCTGCGGCTTAATTTGGCGCAAACCCTGTTCGCGTAGCGATACGCGAACAGACCTAACCCGAATACTTTTTTGAGGACAAGCAAATGGCTTATACTGAACCAAAAAGGGTGACCTACACTCGATCTGTAGCTGTCGCCAATACTACCTGGGCTATCCAACCACCTCCTGGCACTTCAGCCGGTCGTGTACTGGATATGCAGGCATCTGTAACCACTACCTACAATGCGGTAACCACTTCAGCTAAAGTGCAGATTGGCGTAGCCAACAACTTGGCAGTAGGTGGCGTACTGGACTTGTTGACTACTGCGGCAGGCTCTGCCGTAGGTTGGAATACCCAATTCCGTAAAGGCACCAACCCGCTGATCCCGTTACTGGATTTGACAGGCACCTCCAACCCGGCGACTATTAGCTCAAACTACCCGCCAGCAATCGAAGCACTCGGCCCCGTGCTGATTACTTTTGTTGGTAACACTGGTGGTACACCGGCCGGTGCTGCGGTAGTCGAAGTAACAATCGACTGGTTCTAAGTACCGGTACTTTAACTTTATAACGGAGACTGACATGTCAGACTTTAACGCAGACAAAAGCAACAAATATCAAGACACTCGTTCCTTCCCGAAATCGGGTTTGAGTGCGGGCGTTCAAGATGGTTTGAGCATGGTCGAAGCCTTACCTCGCGGTATGGCCCAACCTGAGCAACAAACTAAAGGCCCTAACTTCAGACAAGAAGCAAAAGATACACCGATGTCTGAAGACGGAAAAGACTTTACGTTCCGGTATTAAGCCATGAGCGCCCTCGTAATTACTACGATGGCTTTTGCGGAAGAGGACGGCGATATGCCGCCCTCTTGCGACCCTTTGCAAGATGGGTATATCCCACTTGGAAATGCGTCGGCCCCAATGGGCGCCGCAGGCTGGCACGATACCTCCTTGGGAGTTTCGTACGGTAACGGTTGCCGCTACGATACGGAAGAAATTTCGTCCCTGACTAAAATACCGTCACGGCATAGAAGGTACCCTTATGAGTAAACTGGATAGATCACAACACTTCGGCACCGTAATCGGTTTTTCCGAAGACGGTGCTTGCTTCGTCCAAGACGGTAAACGTTTTGATGCAAGCGAAAATGAAATTGGTGCGCCGGTTAGCGATGCGACTGATGACGCTAAAACGCTTACAAAAGCGCAGCAAAAAGCGTTAGCGGCCAAAGCTGCTGAAGAAGCCAAAGCTGCTGAAGAAGCCAAAGCTGCTGAAGAAGCCAAAGCTGCTGAAGAAGCCAAAGCTGCTGAAAAAGTGACTGACGCATCCGACTTGGCGTAAAATAGGCTCTCAATCGCGGGATTAGCTGCCCGTTTATGCAATTCTAATAAGGAGCTACGACGTGTTGACACTTGCAGATATTCGCCGCAGGGCACGCTCGCGACTAGACGACCTTCTAGCTCCTTACCTATGGTCCGATCAAGACCTTCTCGACTATATAAACGATTCGCTGCGGGATGCTTGTATCCAAGCAAACCTAGTCATCGAAGATGACATTGCCATACCGTTTACTCAAAAAGTCGACCTTACATGGAACAACAAATACGCGTTGTCTAGCGGCATACTTGATGTCAAGGCTGTGTATTTGGCGTCCCGCCCAAACTTCACGCTACAACGTAGCAGCATCCGCCGTCGCGAAGACTATTTTTCAGGTCGTGTAATACCGAAAGGCGTACCTACAGCGTACGCACTCGATCAGACGCAAGCGGGTACCGGCGACGATGATGGTGTTAGGGTTCGCTCCATAACCTTTCTAAGTCAACCTACAAAAGCAGATACCGCCTATATGGATGTGAGTCGGCTACCTGTGCTACTGGAATCGGATGGGGACGTACCTGAAATAGATGAAATTTGGCATCCGGATTTAATTTACGGCGTTTGTGGATACGCATATTTAAAACGCGACACGGATACCTTTGATCCTGTGAAATCAGAAAAGAATTTTGCTGAATTTGAAAAACGCTTTGGCCCTCGCTTGCCCGCTGTTGTTCTCCGCGAAAGGCAGACTGAAGTCCCTTTAGAAATGTACGTCCAGTAATTGCCAAGGAGAAGCTATGTCCCCACCAATAGAGCGGCGACAAAATGATGTTGAGATAGCTGTTTTGAAAGAGCAAGTGGCCCAATTGACTACGCGGTGCGATAAAAAAGATCACGCCATCGAAGCGTTGATGGCGTTTCAAAACAAGGCAATAGGGTATTCGATGGCGGCCAGCGCCGTCGTTGCATACGCCGTGCAGTACCTAGCTAAAGCGGGGTAGCGTTATGGAGACTGTGTTTATTTATCTAGCGGTATGGTGCGTAGTAGGCGTAGTAGCAAACAAGCATTATCAGCACCACATGGCTAAATACGGAATTGACGTCAAAGGCCAACCGGCAGCAACGCAACCCCATTTCCATAAACGCTTCGATGATTAAATTTGTATTCCTGGTTGTGTTTTTGTTAGTAGCATTAGTCGAGGCTGCTCGCTACTTCCCTAGCGACGAGGATGTCGGATAATGGCTTCCGATTTACATTATAGTCAGGTAAGTCTTTTACTCCATTGCGATGGTACTAACGGCAGTACGATCTTTACGGATAACGCGCCTACACCAAAAGCAGTAACCGCTATTGGTAATGCTCAAATTAGTACGGCCAGAAGTAAGTTTGGCGGCGCTAGTGCGTTATTTGACGGTACGGGAGACTATGTATCGGTAGTTAACAATACCGACTTTTCCTTTGGAACCGGCGATTTTACGATTGAATTTCACGCGTACATCGCATCTACCGCAACCGACCAAGCGTTTATTACGATAGCAAACCCAACAGTATCTAACGCAGGCACTGATCTGGGCGTAGGCGTACATTATTTTCCGTCGCTATCTAATAAAGTAAGAGCGTTTATCTACGGCGCAGGCCCTACAAACATAGTGGTCGATTCTACGGGAGCTGCACCAACGTCAACATGGTTTCACGTAGCCTTAACCGTAGCTAGCGGGCAAGCACGGTTATTCATAGACGGTGTGCTACAAGACACGGTAGCTATAGGATTTGCGCCTAGTTTTGATAGCGCCCACACATTACGATTAGGTACATATGAAACGGGCACGACACGGTATTTGGACGGTAACATAGATGAAGTCCGGGTAACGAAGGGGTACGCCAGGTATACCGCGACTTTTACACCGCCTACAGCCGCGTACCCTAACTCGGCCGCGGAATTCTCGGGGAACATAACCGAAAGTTCAGCTATAACCAATTGGCGTGTTACCGCTGTAAAGTGCTCAGACGGCGCTTTAGTAGGTACGACAACCGTAACAGGTACAACCTACTTATTAGGCGTTACCACTACAGCTCCGTGTTTAATTACGTTAAGCCCAAAGATAGACAGGGCATGGACTGCTAGCACTGCAGTCGCCTTAAATGATTACGGGGTGGCTGTTAACCCAGACGCAACGCCGCATCTTTGGCAATGCACTACGGCAGGTACCACCGGAGCAACTGAACCGTCTTGGAACCTATCGGGTACGACGACGGATAACACAGTTACCTGGACCTACGTGGCCCCTTTGGCCGATCCAAAAACGTTAGGGCCAAAAATACCTTCCTAATAAGGTATCTGCTACAATGAAAAATAATTTGACTGGAGCAACGTAATGAGCGAAGTACCCCTGATTTGGACGACCAAAGGCAACATACCAGTAGCAGACCTACGTGTCGAAAATAACTGGGAAGATACCGAAGATTACGTTAAGTTTGCCGAGATTTATTATTTAGGGGACGAAATGGTCAAGGCCAGCACGCACGTCTATTGTCGAAAACCGTTAGAAGCACTACCTCAACAAGAGTTAATAGGTTAATAGGAGAAACACGTCATGGCCAACTCGCAATCCATTTGTTCTACTTTTAAGCGGGACCTGTTAAACGGTCTTCATGCCTTCGGTACCACTGTTGTACGCGGCAGCACTACAAAAGATTCGTTCAAAGGTGCCTTGTATCTGGCGTCGGCCACTGTAAACGCGGCGACGACTGCCTACTCCGCTACCGGCGAAGTGTCAGGGTCCGGATATACGGCAGGCGGAACGGCGGTGACAAACGCTAACGTACCCACATTGACTGGTACTACCGCTCACTGGACGCCAAGTGCAGCACTGTCTTGGACAACTGTTACGCTGGCAACCGCTTTTGACGCTGTGCTGATATACAATGATACCGCAGCAGGTAAAAACGCAGTTGGTGTATTTACTTTCGGATCGAATACAGTATCCGCAGGAAACTTTTCGGTTACCATGCCTGTGGATTCGGATACAACAGGGTTGCTTCGTATAGCCTAAACAACCGCAAATATTCGGAAGCCGCCCGAAAGCACCTCGCACAGCCTTTTCGGGCTTTAATACAGGTGATCTATGGCGGCTACAACCGGTCAGCAAGTTCAAGCAGTACCCGGCAATACCAAAAGCCAAATCACGGTAGCCATATCCGGCGTATCGGTATACGCAGTGGCCGGTTTCGTTGCCGCACCTATTAAAAATCCAGAGGTAGAGTGGCTTATTGTCGCAAGAACAGGCCACCACGTCGTCGCTCAAAACGCGCCTTTTGTAACCGCAGTCCAGTTACGCTCCCCTAACATAGCGGCAGAAGCCTCTCGCGTACGCCTCTACATCGAGGACGAAATATAATGGCCTTCACCTCCGGTACAGACTTCACCATACTGGCGGGTTTCACAACCGGCACTGACTTTATCCTAGACACCAGCGCTACGGGCATACAAGTAACTGTCGGACAAGGCACAGTTAAAGCTAGTACTACCGTCAGCATTAGCGGTCTCGCTACGACGTTGAGTCAAGGCACCGTGATATTCGGACTTGATTTTTTTGCGCCCATAACAGGGCTAAGCGCAACGGTAGCGGCGGGCACCACGGATGTAGCCTATTTTGCAACCTTAGCAGGCCAATCGCTTACCGCAGCCCGCGGCAATATCAATGTTGTTCGCAGCCAGCCCTTGGCAGGATTGGCCGCAACCATTGCGCAAGCGTCCGTCGGAGTTCAAAAAGAAGGACAGGAGTCGATATTTGGCGTCGCGCTAATCACTGCGACAGGCGCGGTTAGCCTAACGCGCACGGCCAAGTTAACCGGGGCAAGTACGGCAATACAACAAGGAACTGTAGTAGCCAGCTTGGCAAAAGCGCTTAGCGGCGTGCCGGCTAGTACGGCACTAGGTTCTTTGAGTATTAGTATAGCGGCGTTGCCTGTAGGGTCAGTGTTGACAACGCAAGCGGGACAAGTTCAAAACGCACGGTCGAAAGGTATTACAGGACTCTCGCTAGTGCTACAACAAGGTACCAGTATAAGTTTGAACTGGCCAAGCGTGACCGGGCAAAGCGTCACGGCAGCTACGGGTAATATCCCCGGAACAACCCGTACTGCGCCTATTAACGGCATTCAACAACCTATTTTGCAAGGCGACTTACACAAAACCCGGTTAGAGCGATACATAACTTGGATAATTGCGCAAGAGCAAACGAACAAAATAACCGTAGAAGATTACCGGTCGCATTAAGTATCTGCTACAATTTGGAAAATTTAATTTTCCTCAACTGCCGAGGGTACCGCATGCTTTATTCTGCTACCGCCAAAGGCCCCTTTAAGGTATCCGGCGTCCACGATCCGAATAGTAAACGCTATGTCGGCATAATCTATCGCCCTGATACGTGGCAACCTAGCACGGTTTACTACAAACGTTTTGACGACGATTACGATATTGTTGTTGCGAGTGTGTTTAAAGGCCTGTACTTCAAAGTAAACAACCCCGGCCTGTCAGGAGCTACGGAACCTGTTTGGCCAACCACAGTCGGCGGAACGGTAAAAGACGGCGGTATTGTTTGGGAAGCCGTAGCCTACAATTTACTACCCCCAAGCGAAAGCATTTCATCCTCGGCATGGGTGGCAACGGACAGCGTTACGATAGATCAACAGTCAAGTACGTCTAACACCACGCAATGCCGTATTACCGCGGTACCGGATGGGGTAGCGACTTTCTCTTTGACCAACCATACCGTCAAAAGCAACGGTGAAGAAGACGATATTACACTTCAATTTAAAGTAGGATCACGATAATGGCCGAAATATACGGAACAAACACCCAAAAAGACGCCTACGACGACTCGGTAGTAGTAGTAGTGGAACTACCTGATGCTAGCGTGGTTGGCGTAACACAGGTACAGTTACAAGACACAGGCCACGTATGGGCGAGTAACGGTACCGACTGGACCAACCTATCGGCACCTTTTGACAAGCCGGTATTAGCTGCCGCGTCCAGGACACGTATTCTGCCGGTAGCAACGGACGCTTTGATACCTAGCACAAGCAATACTGCAGTACCCATAGCCGTTAATAACGCCGAGGGTGCCTTTAGGGACATTACTATACCCGCGGACGTAGGCGACGTAATACAAGTAGATTCATCGATACTCGTTAAGTGCCCTAGTGGTAGCGGGTTAGTACTATCTATTTGGTCGATAGCGGGCTCGGCCGTAAGGGATTGGACAAGCGGGGTAACCGGATTGCAAAGCGTTGCAGGGGCATTCACTATATGGGCGGGAAATTCGACATCCGGCACGTACGCTAACGGCCAGTGCGCGCGGGCTACGGCTACAAACACCGTTAAAGAGACCGACAGAGACGCAAATGGGAACGTATGCTTCAGGCTGTATTGCGCTAATGAAGTAAGCGGAGCGTTCGCGTACCAGTTACTATCGGCAAGGAATATAAACAACTTTGTAGCAAAAAATTTACGCAAAAACATTCCGGGCATAACGAGGGTACCGGTACCCGTTATTAAATATCCAGGCGGCGTAGCAGGCGCCGATAGCACTTTTACCTTAGTAGCAAATACGTTTACTAAACTCGACGACACTGGGCGAATGGATATAACCATACCTGCAAAGGTTGGCGACTTGATTGAAGCGGACATAAACTTGTACCTTTCAAGCAATACTATAGGGGTGTACGTCGTTTCTACAGGCGGAAGGTTGATTAGAAACTGGACGTCAGGAGCGCTATTTAATTCAGTAGACGAAATCAATGACGCCAACGCTTTTAACTTTAACGCGTCCGGCGTGCGAGGTTTCGGAAAGCAATTTCAACGGGTACTACCGTCCGACTTAGACTCAAAAGGTAACGTAACGTTTAAGGTATACGTTAAAACTACCTACGGCGGTAGCCGTACCGCTTTCGGCATGCAAAGCGCAGCCTTCGACAACCTAAGCTATATTTCGGTAACAAACTGGCCGTACGAACGTAATTTTTATGGTTTAGGAACGGTTACGGTAGAGCAACCGGGGGAAATGGTCGCCTACGTAGACCAGAACGGACTATGGAACGGCTTCGTCAGCCATTTTGGAGGTTACGGCGGTGTAGACTGGCTTACTAGCCCTGGACCTACAGGACCCTGGGCGCTTCGCAAACGCGCTATCCTATCCGGCAGCGGTAACGTGCCCGATAGCGAATCCTCCGTACTTTTCGAAGATAAAACCTTATATTTTTATTACAAAACCGGGAATGCTATTGCGGTAGCGTACGGGCCAAACCCTTCCGAATTAGTTAAGCACACGGCACTAGCTTTTGATGCCACGGTAGAGATACCTGGCGTGTTTACACTAGGCACGGTAGCTAACCAATGTGTGTGCAGAGGCCTTAACGGGATTTATTATCTTTTTTATGAGTCAAAACCTATTTCTGGCGCCTCTGTATGGACCCTTTCGGTAGCTAGATCGACATCCCCTTTAGGCCCTTTCAAGCATTGGCAGTACGACTTAACCGGGCTACGCACTATCGACTTGGCTTTTACCGCTACCATAGCCGGCACTACGATGACTTTAAACAGTGCCGTAACAGGTACCGGAACCTTTTCAGTAGACACAGGTATTACTGGAGCGGGCATACCGGCAGGCTTAAAAATTTCCAGGTTGTTAACGGGGCTGTGGGGTGCCAATGGTAGTACGTACCAAGTATCTGCGTCGGTTACAGTAGGCCCTATTGCCTGCACGTCTAAAGGTACCGTAGGGCATCCCTATGTAGAATGGAATGGTAGCTATTTTACTATGATATACCACGCGTCGTATCGCGGAAACGAAGTAGACAACCTGGCCTACGTCAAAGCCACATCAAAAGATGGGGTAGCATGGACGCAGGTAGGTAAAAATACATTGAACGAGGTCATACCGCTCATACATTCCGTACCGGAACATTATGGCCGCGGCGATTGTGGAAACCCGTGGGTAGTGCGCAAAGGTGGAAAGTCGTACATTTTTATCGGACAGTCCACTACGCCGATAGGGCAACCTTTTGGGTTCGCTATAAGCGGAACCCAAGTAGTATCGTCGGACGTATACCCTGCTATCTAACGACACATGATAATCACTAAGTTTGCAGGTATTCAGAACACGGTTTCCCCTCGGGACCTTTCAGACGGTAACGAGGCGGGTGTCGGCTTGCAAGACGCAATCGATGTCGATGTCACAAACGCCATGGGTTTGGTTGCGCGACCAGGCTACGCGCCGGCACTAGCGGTGTCCGTATCCGCCGCATACACCACGCTTGATCGTGTTACCTATATCGTTAGCAGTGGTAACCTTTACCGCGTCGAGAGCGATCTTAGTTTGACCCTTATAGGCCCGTCCACCGCGACGGAATTTGCCGATGAAGAGCGAACGCTGTTCACTAACGACGGGTACATGATATTCGAAGAAACGGTAAGTTCTATACGCGTACCAATACCTGAAATAGAGCCTGCCGTAACGATAACAGGAGGCTCTTGGGAGCCAGGCATATATAGCATCGTATCGACATTTGTTAATAGTGACGGCTTGGAAAGCGGAACTTCGCCCGTGGTGACTGTCGAACTAGAAGCCAAAGGCGAAATCCTAGTATACCCATTGGAAAGTCCGGGTTTAACTAGCAAAGTCTACATGACCGAAGCCGGTGGCGAAGTGTTTTACGAACTCGGACAACCCAACCAATTAGCGCCCTGTAACCTAAATGCCGATCACTTTCCGGTAAATGCTGACAAAATCGAGTGGTACGAGTCCAAAATTTTTGTGACTGAGCCTTTAGGCGACTACACAATAGTTTGGGCTAGCAAGCCTTTCACCTACCACTTGTTTCCAGGTGACGATGCCTATTTTATCGTGCCTGGTAAAGTGCAAGCTATGAAAGCAACGGAGCAAGCGCTGGTTATTGCAACCGACGAGGAAATCTATTCATACACCACGGATGCAGGGCTTACTAGCTTGGCTAAGTACGGGGTTATACCGGGCCGTCCGATCGTCAAAGAACCCACGGGAACTTTGCTAATTTACACGAAGCGCGGCGTATGCCGGTGCTTCCCTTTTATCACTTTAACCGAACAAACCGTATCCTTGCCTATGGGTAGTGTTTGCGCCACTTCGCTGGTGTACAATAAAGGCACAAGTAAATTCGTTGCAGTGCATGACGCCGGTAGCGAAGCGTTTAACTCATTTGACACTTAGGAGTACCGATATGGCTTACCGATTTTCAACAGGCGCACTGAACAGCTTACTGGCCAAAACCAAAGCCGATTTGGCTGACGGCGTAATTATGTTTTATACCGGGGCCCAACCCGCTAGCCCTGATGCGGCACCGACAGGCACCTATCTAGGCAAGGCAACCTTAAATGGCGGCGCGTGGACCGCAGGTTCCGCAACCAACGGTTTGGAATTTGATGCCCCTGTTGGTGCCTCAATGAACAAAGCCGCCGCCGAAACATGGACTTTTGTCTGCGCAGTCGCCGGTACCATTGGATGGGGACGTTTTGTCAGTAACTCTGCCTCCGATACGGGCGGTGTTTCGACAACTTTGATACGCCATGATTTCAGCGTCGGCATTACCTCCGGCGACATGTTGATGGCGAAGGTAACCTATGCCGTAGCTGAAACGGGCATAGTACAAAACTTCACAATTCCCTTCAGTAACATTTCGTAACAAAGGACTGTCGTGGCCGACGTAACAGTCTCGATAACAGGTACTGCGCTTACCGCGGCGCAAGGCCGCGTAAACGAAAACCAAGGTAACGTACTTGGTAGAGGTTTTACGTGGTTACCTGTGCTGGAAATGTCGGCCAATTACGGAGCCACGTTAACCGGACAAGGATTTGCAGTAACACCATCCCTGTTTGGTGGCGCGGTTGGTACAGGCGCCACGTTTAAGGTATCGCCAACCTTGAGCATGGCGTCCGAAAACAGTATGTATCTCACCGGGCAAGGGTTCAACGTAACCTTTACCGGCCGAATGGTGAATTCTGCCGACGCAGAGTTGGTAGGGCGAGGCTTTGCGGTAACGCCGCAGCTATTTGGCGGCGCAGTATTAACGGGGCGTGGCTTTGCCGTTGCCTTAAGCGCAACCTCAACAGCCGCAACCAGCATGCGGTTAACAGGCAGAGGTTTTGCCGTCGATCTGAGCGCATTCGCTACTGCGCCAACGACCATGCGGTTGACAGGCCGCGGATTTACCGCTGGGTTGTACTATTCGAGGCTAACCGGGCGTGGTTTTGCGGTTACGCCGCACCTTAACCTTACGTACACTGTCGAATACGCCGAAGCCTACGTGATGAATACGCTTAATACTAGCGTTACAAGATACCAGAACTACCCGTTCATGCACATAGCTGCCATAGGCAATACCTATTATGGCGTCCGTAACGATGGGTTGTATCTATTAACAGGTATCGACGACACGATGGACAACGTGACACTTACCCCCGTAAACGGTACGATCATTACCAAAGACACCGATTTCAATAGCTACCAATCGAAAAACGTAGCCTACATGTACCAAGACGGTGATGACGCGTACCAGGTAACAGCGATAGTGGATAGTGTGGCGCAACCTACCTTCCCTGCCGAATTTGGAGGCCGAAGGACGCGTTTGGCTAGAGGCAGTAAAGGCCGTTATTGGGCCTTTAAAGTAGAAGGTATACAGAAACTGCAGGGACTTGAATACCTGCCTGACGGACTAACGCGAAGGGTGAAATAACATGGCTGACGTAAATGCCTTAATCTCCGCTGCAATTAATCGTGCGGATTACTTTGCCAACGCGGCAGCCGAAGCAATCGCCGCTATTGATGCCTCTAAAGGATCGATCGGATACGCCTCGATTCCTGTTGACCCAACTGATTTTGCTGCTAAGTACGTAGAAGTTCCAGCAGACACCACACCTATGCCGGTGTACGAAGCCCCTCCAGGCGTTATACCCGATGCGCCGACCCTAGTTTCGCTTCACACCATAGATAACCCCGCGTTACCGGCCGTACCCACGCTAAACACCACAGGTCTGTTTAACCAAACAGCGCCTTCGAGCGTCATGCCAGATTGGAACGAAGCCAACCCAGCGCTACACGTCGACGAGATTTATAACGAGTTGGCGGCACTGGCTGCGCCTATTTTACGCGACGTGGATATTCCTAGCATCACGCCGCTGACTATTCGCACGGCGCCCGAGTTGGTATTGCCGGATTACGAATTGGTAGCAACACCAGAGGCTATTCCAGCACCAGAAAATTACGCTGCGTACATGCAATCGCGGTATGACAAAGCGTTACCCGAAATGAAAGCGTTTGTTGATGACATCGTTGACGGCTGGGTGACTAAGTTTGCGCCCGAATATTACGCGCAGAAAGACGCGATAACCGCCAAGATAGCGGCGGGGCTAGAAGGCGAGGTCTTACCCGATCAGTTTGAAGCGGCGCTGTATTCCCGATCCCGTGCGCGTGTAGAAACCGAATACAAGGCTGCCGAGAAAACAGTAACCGAGCAGGGCGCACGCAAAGGTTTTATGATCCCTCCCGGCGCTGTCGTATCCGCGCTGAACAAAGCACGCGTAGAAGGGGCCAAAGCACTAGCCGGCAACTCAACCGAAGTTTATATCGAACGCCGCAAGATGGAAGTGCAGCATCTGCAGTTTGTAATGACGATGGCTGCCGCCCAAATACAGAGCGTACGTAACTTGGCTGTGCAGTACGCACAGCACGGCTTAGGATTGATAGGCGCGGCCAATAACCAGTCTGTCGAATTGGCCAACAAACTGATTACCGTATTCGAACACGAACGCTCACGCCATGAGTTCTCGCTGGCGATTATGAAAGCGCTCAACGACCAGTACGAAGTGCGCTTAAAAGCCGCTTTGGCTGGGTTAGAGGGCTTTAAAACCGAACTTGAAGCCCTAAAGCTGCAAAAAGATGTCGAGTTCAAACAGATCGAAGGCGCCAAGTTGCAAGTTGAAGTGCAGCAGATTCTGGTCAACCGCTACAGCGCCATGGTCGACGCCATTGCAAAGCGCGCCGTAGTCGACGAGTTGAAAATCAAAGAGTACGGCATTCGGGCCGACGTGTTTAAAACCAATATCCAAGCCCGTTTGGCCGCTTTCGAGGCATACAAAGCCTCTTTGGACGGCGACAAAGCCAAACTATCTGGTGAGTTGGCTAAGCTTGATCTTTACGAAGGCCAATTGAAGGCTGCAAGTCTTGGTGTGGAAGTACAATCCAAAATTTTGGATGCCGACGTCAAAACGAATGCCGCACGCCTCGGCCAGTACGAGGCCCAACTCGATTCCTACAAAATTGGATCGGAAATCGCACTACAAAAATTCACCTCGCAAGCCGAAATCAAAAAACTCGGCCTGGAAATTTACAAAACCAACATCGACGCCAACATCGAGGTGTATAAAGGCGCCCTGCAGAAAGACATTGCGTTCCTAAACGCACGTATCGAAGCGTTCAAAGGCAATATCCAATCGCTGGCCAACTTCTACCGCTTGCAACAAGGGTACACCGAGTTGGAATTGAAGAAAACGGAGGCGATAGCCAGTGGATATACGAACATGGCATCTGCAACATTGCAGTCTTTGAACAGTTCTGTGAGCGCAGTATCCGCGTAAAGTATGAGCCGAGATTCGCGCCTCTGGCAAGATTCCCTCGCGCACGCCACCGTATTCGAAGGCGTACCCGGCGATTGCATGAAGTGGTTGCAGTTCGCTAAACTCAAATTGCAGTTCATGCTGCACAATTCCCCCGGTCCGCTGTCGGCTACATACCAACCGGCGGACGGCGTGACGATACGCGTAGACTCGAGACCCAATCGTATTTGGATAAAAACTGGCACCCTGCCTATTTTTGTTACTGTTATGGACAGGGATGGAACTTTGTCCTCCGGCATTCCAGAAACAACGCCTCCTTACCAAATACTGCGCGCACGTCGCTACTATGCAACGCGAGACAGCGTAACCGTAGCAAACGACGAGTATGCGGGCGGCGCGCTATTCAATGGTGCTGCAGGGTATGGAGGTTCGTGGTACGACACGGAGAATAAACATGCTATTAGCTGGACGGATGATACGATTAATCACACCCTTTACATAGGGGGCCGCTACTCAAATATTACACTAGCCGCTAACATACGTATCCAAGCAGCGGCGCTTGTGCCTTTAGCTACGTTAGCCTTGGCATACCCAAGCGAACCCGATTTAGCGGCGTTTAGGTACGGGATTATCGTTCTGACAGTACATAACAGTACTAGGGCTTGTACACTGCAAATGTACGGAGCCTATTCAATTACTATTTTTACAGGGACTTTTGGCGTCAAACTGCTTGGTAGTCTGGCATTAGGTAATAGGGTTGGCCAACTAACAGGATTCACATCCGACGCACTTAAAATAGGCCTTTTGAAGCCCGCTACAGATAGTAACGGATTCACTCAAACAGTCGACGAAATAGCTTTTGCCGCAAACTATTTGAGCTTTACGGTTACCCGCACCTATAACCAAGTGGCGGTACATGTAAAAGCGGCGTTGACTATGACTGTACCTGATGGCGCGCACCATTCTACAGGTACGTATGTACACACTCGTCAGGTCGGAGAGCCGTACATATCCTACCTACAAGCAGACGGGTTAGGATTTTGCGCACTGCGGCAAGACCTGACATCTATAAGCTCCAGTTCATCTATATCTGCAACGTGGGCCGGGGAGAGCGGCATACGCGCAGGCAGTTACGAAGAAGACTACGCGGGTTCAGCTACGTGGTACTTCGATATGTGTACTATATCGGCGAGTGGTGTTTCAAATATCCAAACATTAGCGTCACAGTCAGCTAGTGCAGCAGAGTCTAACAGCTCCTTTTACGATAACGTTACTGGCATAAGCACTGTCGCCGTATCCCTCAGTAATACTATTGCCAGTAATGTTGTGTGGGCATTTTCTGCGGAACGCCAGTTCCTAATGCACCTAAATAACGTTGTAGATGCCGTTGCGACAGTCGACGTTACCTTTGACGGCGCTACCTACGGAGGTGTCGGTGAGGACGGTACGCTCACCTACGCGCGTGATGTCCTATTAAAAAAAGGCGCAAGCAGTGTAAGTACGCACACGAACGCGGCCTCCGAAGGGTACCTTAACCCACCAGGAGCGAGTTTTATAACAGCGTACTTAGGGGTATTCATTGATGACACGTTCATCGGAGGGACAAGCAACAACTTTTTCCTGGTAAGCGACGTTACTACTAAAAACGGCGGTAATTACATGAGCGCGGCGTATGCCCTAAACGGTTTGCACAGACATGCCACCACCAACAAAATAATGCTTACCAGTCAGACTATAGGCCTTACTTCCACCACATCAGAGGATTTAAGCTACATCGTGGCCTTAGACGAAGGTAGTCCGGCACCCTATACTAAATACCTGTACCGGATAGATAAAGCACCATCGGCATCCCAACCCGCGCCAATAGCTACCGCGCATAGACCGTACTAAGTAATGAAAGTACAATACCGGTCAACTAAAAACATCGATCCGGAGAGCAGAAATGCCGACACCTAAACCATCAGACACCGTTGCGGCAATGCTGACACCCGGCGAAGCCGTATTAAACAAAGAGGCCGCTGAATTGGTGGGCCGTGACGCCATTGCACAAGCTAACCAAAAGGGGCTAGAAATGCGCAACCAAATACAAGGTTATGCCGACGGTACCGAACAGGTGCCGTTCAATCAACTCGGAGCAACGACCAGTCCGCAGACACCACCATCGCCGCAACACGCAGCATCCTTAGCGACGTCTGAAGCCATGCGATCTGGTACTGCAAAAGCATTCGAGGCGCAAACCGGCTATCGACCAGGCTCTGCTATAGAATCAGGGGCAACCTCGGCTCCGATTGCCCCAGCATCGCTTACTGGCGGCGCACAAAGGTCGGGCGCGGATATTACAAAACCGGTAGAGGTTGGAGTAAGCAAACCCGACTTCAGCACGGGCAGCGCCATGTTGGGCAACACTAAGGTCAACAAAGTTGGTACCTCCTATTCACAAGGATCGTTGGCAAACATGTCTGGCGTGAAATCCGCAGTCGGCTCTGTGACCCAACCAATCAGTACCGGCATTATGCGCGGTATGCCCGGCATCACACCCGGCGCTACCGGCAATAACGACCAGGCAAAAGCCAATCTGTTTGCCAGCACCCCACCGATTCCGGGTATGGCAAATAATCCTTATAGTTTCGCTAAGAAAGCTCAGCCAGCGGCGCCACAGCAAAATATTCAGAATGTGACAGAGGCCATGCCCTCGGACGAAGAATTGTTGAATTTGCCTGGCGAATACGAAGTGCAAGGCTACGCTGACGGCACTGAAAAAGTCGAAAAAGAAAATAAAGCGCTAACCGACGCAGCATCTTTTGGCGTGGGTGCGGCAGGCGGAGCGGCGCTTGCTAAAAAGATGTTCGGTAGCGGTAACGCACCCGAACCCGCCCAAATAACACAGCAAGCAGGTACGGTACCTGCCCGAACCGGCATAGTACCGACTGCGGCGGAAGCCAGCACAGCAACGGGCGGATACAAACCTAATTTTCAAACCGTAGGTGGTCCGTACACTAAAAGTTCTAGTACGGCTATGGTACCGTACGAGGCGGAGCCAACCATAAAAGGTGTCCGCGCTGTAAAACCCGAAGTCGAAGGTATCGTTGGCCGCGCACTACAAAACAGCAAAGCGGGACTAAAGCCCTTACTTCAAGCCGCAGGGCAAGCCGCGGTGCCTGTAATCGAAGGTGCCAGTACCGTACGCGATGCTACAACGCCAGGTATGAAAGCCGAGGACGTAGCAGGACGCGTAGGGGAAGCCGGCACGCGCGGTGCGGGTGCCTTAATAGGTGCCGAAGGCGGCGCAGCGCTAGGTGCTTTTGGCGGCCCGGCGGCACCTATTACCGTACCTCTCGGCGCAGCGGTAGGCGGCGCTCTCGGCTACGCGGCACCCGACATCGCCAATAAAATTCAAGAACGTGTTACGGGCAATAAGTACGAACTACCATCCGATAAGGCGCGTCGGTTACGCGAAGAGGGCGTAGTTCCTAAAGCCAATATTGAGCCGTTCACACCGACCGAAGTTGTTCCGCAACGTGTTGAGAATACGATTCCTACTGGACTAGAAGCCAGAGAAGGTCCAAATATAGACTTTTCTAACCCGTCCGTCGAAGCGACTGCCGGGCCGGCGCAAAACGGGGACGCGAATTTTGGCAAAGTAACCCAAGGTAACGGGCAAACCCGTGTCGAACTGCCGGATTCAAAATCGTACATTCAATCCGGCAACCAGGCGGCAATGGATCGGGTATACAAAGGCCTGAAAGAACGTGGTGGTATAGTGAGCCCACCACCTCAACAATCGGCAGCGGCGCAACAAGCCGGAACCACGGATTTCTGGCTTAACCGAGGCTACCCAGGCGGCGCACAGCAGTACATGGCTGAGCAAAAGCGTAAAGGTTTGGAAGATATCGCCTTGAACGGTGGCGTAAACGGCAGAACCAATGTCGCAGAGATTGGCGCCACAAAACGCCGGCAAGCGGCCGCGCAAGGTTTACTGGAACAACAAGATAAAAACGCCGCTACGCAGCAGCAATCCGCTTTGGAAAGTAAGAAAATGGATATTACCGCCGAGAATACTGCGGCGGTCAATAAACAGAACGCGATCCACCAGTCGGCGCAAGACGCCCGCGATACTGAGCGTAACAATCTAATGGCTGAGCAAAATGCCACGGCCAAGCAGGAACTGTCTCGAAAAGAGAAAGCCGACGAAAATAAACCGGTAAAAGTAGAGTACGGTGGTGAGAAATTAGAAGGCCCTAAAACAGTAGTCGCTAAGCGTATGCGGGATATTGATCGTACGCAAGCCGCAAAAGCGTGGCAAGAAAAAAATAGCCAAGGTATCATGGAGTCTGACGAGGAATATCGCGGTAAAATGCAGCGGTTTTTAAACGCCAACATGCCGCCTGTCGATCCATCAACCGGAAAAGAAATCGAAATTCGGTACGACCAAGCAGGAAATCCTTGGATGGCAGGACCAAACGGCAAAGCAGTACCTTACGTAGCGGAGTAAGAGCTAGGTATTATTTTGCTACTAAACGCTACTAGGTGTTATTATTCGCTCTATGAAATTAGTGCCGTTAAGAAAAGCTATAGAAGCGTTGGGTTTATCGAAAGATACCTTGCGGAAATATGCAGACACAGGGGTTATCAAATCGGTCAGGACTCCAGCGGGGCAAAGGCTTTTCGACTTGGATTCATTTGCTGGGACGATAACGAAACAAACAACAGTGGCCTATGCGCGGGTCAGTAGCGCAGGGCAAAAGCCTGATTTAGAAAGACAGGCTGCGTTTTTAAGCGAATTTGCGGAGGAAGTTGTCAAAGATGTTGCATCCGGTCTCAACTACAAAAGAAAAGGCCTTCGTGCCATATTGGAGCGAGCGATACAAGGAGAGCGTATCAAACTTGTGGTTGCCCACCGTGACCGCCTTGCAAGGTTTGGATGGGAACTCATTACCTTTGTCATTGAAAAATCCGGCGGCGAAGTCGTGGTTCTCGACAAGGACGTGGGTAGCGCCGAAAACGAGCTTACCAAAGACCTACTCCACATCCTCCACATCCTCCATGTCTTCTCCTGCCGAATGTATGGGCAGCGCAAGTATAAAGCTTCAGAAGTCAAAGAAAATCCGTATCTATCCCACTACGCAACAGAAGACCTTGTTGCGGAAGTGGTTCGGCGTCTCAAGGAAGGTCTATAACGCAACGGTAGAACACCTTCAACAGCCTGGGACGATTGCCAGTTTCATGGCAATCAAGAAATGGCTGTTGCCTTCCATGCCGGAATACACTTTCGACGTGCCAAGGGCTGTGCGCGATGCAGCCGTTGAAGACGCTTGCCTTGCTGTGACGGCCGCCAAGCGGAAATATGCACTCACCAAAGAACCGCAGGACGTTAAGTTTCGCCGGTTGAAGGGCCGCCAAACGCTAGGCATCAGGAACGACCATATCAAAGACCGTGACGGCGGTGTTCTGAAAGCGCGAATTTACCCGACCACATTGGGCGAGATTGCGCTTTCAGAAACCTTGCCAGCTAACCCGCGTGATTCAAGGATTACGTTGGAAAATGGGCGTTGGTTTCTGTGCGTACCCCATGAAGTCATACTATCGCAGTCGGCGAAAACCAAGCCGAATCTTGCTGTAGGCGTTGACCCTGGGGTTCGCACATTCCTTAGTTTCTACTCACCTGAAAATTGCGGCTTCATTGGACAGGGTGACTTTGCCCGTATCGTTCGTTTGTGCAAATACCTGGATGACTTGTTGAGCCGCGCCGATAAAAAACGCAAGGACAAGTTGTCTTCGGCAAAGCGCAAGCGGATGTTGAAAGCGGCAAACCGGTTGAGGTGGAAAATTAAGGACTTAATCTCTGAACTGCACTGGAAATCTGCACGTTTCCTGGTTGAAAACTATTCCGTGATATTCCTTCCGCACTTTGAAGTGTCGGGAATGGTCACGAAAACCAAGCGGAAACTACGCAAAAGGTCGGTGCGATCAATGCTCACGTTTAGTCACTACCAATTTTCAAAGCGTCTTGAATGGCTTGCCAAGAAAGAAGGCGTTGAAGTTGTCCGTATGTGCGAAGCCTACACATCCAAGACCGTGAACTGGACTGGCAAAGTCATTCACAATCTTGGTGGGCGGAAATACACATCGGATGGCGGTTTAACCATGAGCCGGGATTTGAACGGTGCTCTTGGGATTTATCTCAAGGGTTTGTTGGATTCAACCTCATACTCGCCGAGTGAGTATGAGCATTTAGTAGCTTAAGGCTACGGAAAAAGGATCAGTAAATAATGGCGGTTACTACAGACGGCGGCGCAACTTCAGACACCCCTGATTGGGATTCATTACAACCTGCAACCGCTGCTCCGGAAGCGAATGCCGAATCTTCCGCACCGGATTGGGATTCGCTACAAGCGGCTAGCGAACCGCCTAAAGAATCGTCAGGCATTTTCCGCCGGGCAATTGCCGATCCACTGGTCACCGCCGCCAAATCCGTAGTCGGCACCGGACAGGCTGCAGTCGGCTTGGCCGATATTCCTACCTTGGGCAAGGCCGGCAAAGCACTTGAGTCTGTCGGCGTTGACTTTCCGCGCACCCAACAAATCCTCGAAGAAGCCTATTCGCCCGAGCAGCAAGAAGCGAATCGCCGTGTGCGTGACGCGCAGGGCTTTACCGACACCTTGGGCCAGTACGCCGAAAACCCTTCCGTCATTGCTCACGATATAGGCCAATCCGTCGGTCCTATGCTATTGGGACAAGGTATCGGCGGCGCGGCCATGAAAGCGGCACCAGCAATATCCCGTGGGGTAGCCGGCGCAGTAGGCGAGGGCTCTGTAACCGCAGGTAGCAACGCCGAACAAATTCGTGAAGAAACCCCAGGCGGCGAATTAACGCCGGGTCAAACAGCTTTGGCCGCGGGCTCCGGCGCGTTGACCGGCGCCATAACCGGCGGATCAAATGTATTGGCGAAAAAACTGGGTGTCGGTGACATAAACACGTTGCTGATCCCCGGTGCCGATGACGTCGCGAAGCAAGGCGCACTCAACAAAGCCAAAGCCGTTGGTACCGAAGCCGCACTGGAAGCCGGGCAAGAAACTGTCCAATCCGGCCAGGAAACAGCAGCTACCAACCTGGCGACCGGCAAAGACGTTACCGAAGGTTTGGGCAACGCTATGGCCTCCGGCGCAGTCACAGGCGGCGGTATGGGCCTTGGTGGCGGCATACTGTCGCAAGCCGGCAGCGCACCGATAACGCCACCTCCGGCACCTGAAGTTGTGCCCGCAGCCGAAGAACAACCTAAAACACAATTCGAAGCGGTTACCGAAAACCTGAAAGCCCAAGTCGGCCCGGTAAAAGGTATCGCCACAAAGGCCGCCACTATGGCTGTCGACGCGGGCATCACACCCGAACAACAGGCGGCGCAAGTAGCGGATACCCAACCGGTGAATCCAGTCGACGGCTTGCCTGAAGAACCATCGGGCGAGGTAGGCGGGCCCCCTGAAAATACCGATTTAAATCAAGAGCCTACAGAGCAATCTGGTACGCCTAACCTTGATCCGGCGGCCGTCAGCATGGCCCGCAATGCACTGAATACTGTCCAAGCGTCGCTTGATAATGGTGGTGTGATGGGTACGGTGCCACCGGTATTGCGCAACGCCGCTAAAGCAGTCGGCGTTTATGATCCGACTATGGCGCCCGATC